AATATTGTTGATGTTATTAATACAGTAAGGGTTCAACTAGAAGTGCAATACGATAGATTAGTAGATGAAGTAGTAGTTGGCGCAAACACATATACTTATGTTGGTGAAGCAAATCCAGGATCATATGCTAACACAGCATCTTGGAGAATTAAAAGAGTTAATGAACAAAGTGGTAATACTGTTACTACAATTCTTTGGGCAAACGACACAGAATCGTTTGATAAAATTTGGGATTCTAGAAACACATACATATATGATGTGTAATTCTATTTTTTATAAATAATCAAAGAATTGAAGATTTCGTTAATTCTAAGCTAGCAAAAGGAATTAAAAAAAAATGGCTCTAATTACAGATCCCGATTATCTGAAGCAGGGAAACACAGTTTCTTTTCCTGTTTCAGCGACAACTACAAGGTTAAAGGTTATTGGTGCTAATCCAAATACCGCAACGATGACTTATACTTCTGGTCCAGCATTCCAACAGTATGATTACTTTGAAATTCGGACCGCTAACACAACAGGCGCATCCAATATTGCAAACAACGTTGGTTTATATCAGATTACAGCAGTAGCAAGCCCTACATCATACACAGTGAAGAAAGTAGCCGGTTCACAAGGCAGTCTTGCAAATACTACTGTCGGTGGTGATACAACGATTAAAATTCTTGGTTCGAATACGATTGCAGGCGCAGTTAAAACAGGTTCACAAGTTTTAACTGCTACCGCTAAATCAGTTTACTATGATACATTCAACAAGAAAATTTGGCTTATTCGTCAAGGTAACTTGGATGATGATGGTGTTACATTACAAACAATTTATTCGTTCACTAAGGAACAGTGGAAGTATGATCCATATCTAATTCAGTTCGACTTCCCATTCACTGCTATTACGCCAGAACAGTTCGAAATTGGGTCAGGTACCGCTGCAGGTTGGAGATTCTACGATCTTCCGATTCCTATTGACAATGAATATAATTATACAGCTGGTAGTCTTGTAGCTCTTGATAGCCGTTATTCACGTGAACTAATTCGTACTGGAGGATGGTCAGAGTTTGATGCTACTGGTCAACTTCAAGAACAATATGCTGGTGTTATCTCACTTGGTACATTCGATAATACAAACGACCTTGCTTATTATCAGCAGGGCAATGACCCAACAGACACAGCTGCTCGTGAAAACTTCACATTCACAGACGCTGTGAATGAAGGTGTCTTAACATTTAAATACTATGCAAACACAGCAACAACTGGTGGTCATTATGGTCCAGTTAATTATCCACACTCAAATACAATTGCTAGAACAACAGGTTCTTGGATAACAGATGGATATCAAGTAGGCGGTAAAATTGAAGTTGTTTCTTCTGAAGTATCACAACCAATTGGTACATATACAATTGAAACTATAACCACTACTAATCTTGAAGTTACAACTGATCCATTCATTGCTAATACTGCTACTGACACAGACTTTAGTGCTGCATGGGACAACAGAAATGTCTTGAACATCTTCCTTCGTGCAAACAGTACTATTGCTCAGTCTAAATCATACGGTAAAGTTACATTAGGAGACATTGGTGTTACCAACCTTGCTAACCAGGTGTATCGTTTCCCACTAACAAACTCACCAGATGTTAAAATTACTGGCGCTGGTGCTCCATTTGAAACTGATGGTGATATCACACAAGCACCATGGGACGGCGATAGTCGTGATGTTATCAATATTAAATACTTTGATGTTCCATTCAAAGTTCGTATCGATAGTGCTAGTAGCGCATTCCCACGTGAATATGGTATTGTTGTTGACGCTGGTACATTCTCTGGTGTTAAAGGATCTGCTACAGGCGGTACAGCCACATTTAATGCGGGTGTAACAATTCCTGGTGGTTTCGAAGGAGGTAAACTCTCTATCTACAACGGTCAAAATGCTAATGTGTATGTAGATACATCTACTACACCGTCTGACAGTAAAAAATATACTGTTGCTAGTATTTCTGGATCTACCATTAATCTAACTTCAAATCTTGGAGGTTCTGGTGGAGAAACAGGGTTATCGTTCTCACTAGAAAGAAGTTCTGCAAACAATACTGCAAACTCTATTCCAATCGTCGCCGGTAATCCTAAAGAAGGAACAACAATTGAAAACGTCTACGCTGCAATTCAATATCAATTACGGCAAGATGCAAACATCAACAAGGTTCCTTCTGGTAACACAGTAACAGGTTCTACTGCTGATGAGTTGTTGAGCTTCACTGGTGACGTTATCACTGCTGGTTCAGCTGTAGCTGGAAACATTACAAACCCAGAAGGTGGTGGATCCGGTGTGTTTATCGTTGGTTATCAAACATCTGACGTGAACGATATTCGTGCTGTTGATAATGCTGGAACAGAACGAAGATTCCCACTATCAGTTCTTGTAACACTAACCTTTAACGATAACTTGATTGCAGATGCTGCTACCAACGATGCTAAGTACTGGATGTTCTATGATAGAACAGTTAGACGTACAGCAACAACTATATCAACCAGTGGTGTTAGTGGAAGAAACATCACTATCGCAGACAGCGGTAGTGGGTTTACTCTAGAAGCTGGTGATGATTATAACGTTGGTGAATACCTCAGAGTTTCTGGATTTACCAATCCAGAAAATAACGGTATTTATCGTATTACTGGTAATGGAAGTGCTCCTGCTAACTTACAGGTTGTCAAGGTTGACGGCTTGCCACCAGTTAACGAATCTGCTGGTGCAACAGTTAACGTTGATCAACAACCAATCGACACGCCAAGTGCTCTATTGGTTCAGGATGATAGTAACACCGATGTTACTGGAAATATTCCAAACGCATCACCAAGTGAAGTCACATTCAACTACGCTTATGATACTAACGCTCAGGGTGCTCGTGACGCTGGCGATGGTAACGCTGACGTTGTTGTTCGAGCAATTGGGTTTGATAGTGGACAGTTTGTGGAAGTTGCCGCAACAATCACAAACCAAGCAACACCAATCTCTGTTGTTGCCGGTCTAGAACGTAACTACTCTAACCCAGTATAATAAAGAAAGGTAAATTATGAATATATCATTAGCACAAGCCGCAGAAGTTCTTGGTAAAACTTCAGATGAGTTGATGTTTCTTGTACAATTGAATCGTATCCAAGCGGGGGTGGACCAAGACACCCTCGTTTGGACTTTTCAACTCGAAGATGTTTTAACTTTAAAGAAAACTTTGGAGGAGGAATCTCTTCAAGAAGAGAAACAATTCTTAGCGGAGTAATTCATAATGCTTTCGGTGTGTATTCCATACTCAAACCAATCTGAGTATCGACTTCAATGGAATTATATTTTTAACAATTGGTCAATTGATAAAATATATTTTATTGGAGAAAACATATATCCAGAAAGTAATGAATGGGCATTACATTTTGCCGTAAAAAATAAAACACTTGAATTTATTTCTTCTTATTCTAAAATTTTAGAACCTTTAATTGTTGTATCACCAAAAGAAGCAAAATATTTGCCAGGTGAAACTTCTCTTTCCACATATACACACCCGAATGATTGTTGTTATTGTTTTGGTAATAACGATGGTTTTTTACAGATTGATACCGATACTACAATACAAAATAAAATTTATATTGACACAGTAGGAGAATTGTTTTCATGGACTTCTGCTGGTATTGTTCTTTATGATAGAGTAACAAAAAATGGCAATTAAAGACGGTAGAATATTAGTAGACGCCGCTGAAGCATTGACGAACTGGGGTACTTCTGGTGGCGGTGGTGGTTTTGGTGGCATATCATTAGATTCTGCTACTGTTTATCAAGGAACAAACAGTATCACTTCTCCTATACAAAACGCTGAAGCGTTTGTTTTTTATGATGCGGTTACAACACAAGATTGGTCAAATAACGAATTTTATTTTTTAATGCAAGTTGGTGTCATCGGGCAGTTAACTAATAATGCGCTTGCATTTAGATTCACTGGTGCTACTGCAACTGACTTTATAGAATTTCAAGTTGCTACTGGTAATGCTGATTGGCCAGCAACATCTGCTGGTAAGGGTTGGTATCAATTTGTCGTCGATATTGAAGGTACGCCAACAAGAACTGGTGGTACTCCACCTGCAACTACAGCAATTCAAAGAGTTGGTTATGTTTCAGAGATTGGTGCTATGGCAAAAGCAGATAATCACTGGATTGATGCTATATATCGCCGTCCATATACAAGTCCTGGTATCATCATCGAAGGAGAAAACGCTGGATCTCCTTATACATGGGATGATGTTTTAAGTTATACTTCAACAAATCAAATTGCTACCTGTATTCCTGGTCCTGGTGGTTCTATTGTGTTGTCTACACCAATTCAATTTGGAAACACAACAACAAGCAGTACACATACTTTTACAGATACTAATAGAACACTTCTTTGGGATGATCAACCAAAAGCAAACACAACTTCATATAAATTTGATCATATTAATGTGTCCGGTTCTTCATTAACGGTTACAGCAGGTATAAAAACTGCAGGGGCAACTGCAGCAGATGATACAGGTTCTCAGGGATGGACTATTCAAGCGGCACCTGATGCTTATAGATGGAGTTTAAATGCCAACAACAATCTTTCCACTGTTTTGCATTATGGTAGTTCATTTAGCCATGGTGATTTAATCACATTTAATAATGCAAATAATAATTCAGAAGTTGTATCCACAACGTTTCTTGATTGTACTGAATTAGTTCAGAGTTCAAATACATCATATCATATCAATACAGGTAATGAAGCAAGACTGTTAAAAATTGGTGTTGTTAATGCCAATACAAGAGATAATCAAGCGTTTGTAAAAACAGTGACACCAACAGAAATTTCATCTAGTACATTTACTTTCTCAAATGGTCATGCAATAGAGATTACTTCATTAAAAGGATTTACAGCTTCTACAAATAACTTTACATTTACAGATAACACATTTTCTGGTTACAGCACTGCAAATAACAATAATGATTCTACATTATTCAATAATTCAGAACGTGCAATTACATTAAATATTACAGGCGGTACAGTACCAACAGTTCGTAACGGAACAGGTGCTGATACAGAAATTACAGCAACTGTAAACGTTACGATTGAAAACGTGTTAGTAAACAGTGAAGTTAGAATGTATGATTTTACAGGTGGATCTATTGGCGCTGAGATTGGCGGTGGTGTTGAGTTGTCAGCAAACAACGTATCTCTTGATCGTGGTTCAGTTACATTTAGTGTTTCACCAAGTAATGATTTCTTGGTTAAAGTATTAAAAGTAGAATACAATCTTGAAAGATTTATCATTAATTCTGGCACAGCTGGAGCATCAAGACGTGTTGATCAGTCAATTGATCGTGTGTATTCGAATCCATAATTATAAATATATGAAATAAAAAAGCATTTAGGAGCAATTAATGTCAACTAGAAATTATACTCGCATTCCACCAGAAAGTACTGGTGATAGAATACAAGTAGTACCTAATGCTATTATATTCTATGATGCTAAGATATCTCACACCTGGCAAATTAATGAAGAATATACAATTACTGGTAACGGTGGAAATACATTTAAATTTAACCTTCATAGTGTATATGAAACAAATTCTACTACTGGTGTTTTATATGGGCGTTATAATGACCAAGCAATAGAAGAAGGATATATTGCTTCTGATAATCAATCAATTCAATATGATACTAACAACGACGATATTTTAGAAACAATCGCTACAGTAAATACAAACGCACAAGATTTATACACACCAGCATATAATATTGTTGGATATGATAACTCATCTTATGGTTTAAACGTTGACCGATTTGGTTCAGCACGAGTTACTTTCCAAGACGGTCCTCCTGAAGTAACATCTTTTGGTAATCTGCGTAGTTCCGCACCAAGACTACTAGCAAATTATGATTTTACTCATAGTGAACTAAAACCTCAATTTGCAAATTCTCGTGAAGGCGATGGTGTTTTGTTAGAATGGCAAGAAGATGATGGTCAAGTTCGTTTGTATTGCCCAGATGTTACAAATACTCGTGTAACACACACATCAAATCTATTCCATGCACACACAATTGGTGGTGGTAATTTATTCGTTCTGGGTGCTCGTCTAGGGGATGCTGGTAAAGCAAATGTTGTTCGTCTTTGGGGCGCATTTGATGCTACTGATGGTTATTTCTTTCAAATGAATGGAACGACTCTGAGAGTTGTTCATAGATATACACTAGAAGGTAATCCAACAGTGAACCACGGCGTTGACCAATCTGACTGGAATTTAGATACATTAGATGGTACCGGTGGTGAATCTAATCCATCTGGTATGAATCTAGATGTTACCAAATCTAATATCTACTGGATTGATTATCAGTTCGTTGCTGGTGGCAGAACACGATATGGTGTTTATTATAAAGGGCAAAGAATTGCTTGTCATGAAATTGATAGTGAAAATGGTAGTGGAAATATTTCAAACACAAATGGATTGAGAAATCCAAACAGACCAATGTGTTGGGCACAAGCAACACAAGGAACTAATCCTGGTAGCGTATCTGAATTTTGGGCATTAGGTGGTTCAGTTTGGTCAGAGGCTGAATCAGATCCATTGGTTACAGCGCAACAGTATTCTGAACAAGTTACAAGAAAAGTTTGGGCAGAACCTCAAAAACAACCATTCTGGAAAACTTACTATAGTAATGGAACTACTCCAGCCATTGCAGCTGCAAATAGTGCATTTTCCAGTCAAACATCGACACAATACTTATTTTCAATTTCTCCAAAACAATTATATACAGGATCAACGAGAGAAAACCACAGCGTCTATCAACCATTAACATTTTATGTTAGTAGTTATGATGTGACAACTGGTTCAGCTCGACCAGTTGAATTAAGAGTTTTTGCAAAATGTATAATGCGTGGTGTCGATTGGAGTTCTGGTGGAGTAAGTGCGCCAACAGTAGATGTTGATGATTCTGGAGACCATCTTGCACATGGTCCAGAGATTGCTCGTTTTATTGTGGATGGTGACAAAGAAATCTCATTCAGTTCTTCTACTAATGCATTTCAGTATAATACGGTTCGTAACTTATCTGACCAACCCTTTTCTCGCGATTTTCAATCGATTGCAGAACTTGACACAGATGCGGATAAGTATACATTGGGTTATGATAGAGTAAAAATAAAAATTGGAGCTCATCCATTATTTGGTAGTAGTATTCATTATTTTGATGACAGACAACCAGTTGTAATTAGTAATGGTACCGGTGGTTTTAATTTTGCTGGAATCTTTGCTGGTAGTAATACATTGAAAACATCAGCACCAAGCGGTTACGCTTCTGTAGATTATATCACTTCAGGAAATGAAACACTGTGGTATTATCTATCACTTATTGATAGAGATGAAGCATGGTTATATAGTTCACAAGCAGATATTGACGATGATCGTACAATTCGTAAACTTACTGTTTCCGCAGTTGGTACTACTGCTTTAGGTGATACACTTACAATGACAAGTGGTCCTCAAAATGGTGCTACCGGTATTGTGGCAAAAATTGTTGGAACAACAGAAATATGGATTATAGCAAGAGATGAAGGTGGTCCTGGTAGTTCTTCTATTGATGTAGGCACTACTGGAAACTTTGATACAACAACAGGTGGTGCAGGTGTTGGTAACGTTTCTGTTGTTGCTTTAGATACTGGAGTTACAAGAGACTATTGGACATCGTTGTTAGCTCTTAAATCTTCAGACCTTGGATTTACTGTTGATGAAATTCTTACAAGTCCAAATCTAGCATTATATGGAAATCCACCTCCAAGACAAGCATGGACATTTATGGCAAGAAATCTTACAAATACCGTTCCTGATGATGATGGTGATGCTGGACCTGCTCTGAATAACGTTAATGTTCGTACTACTGTGGTTTGGAGAGAAAGAACACAGTAAGATGCCTAATCTACTCTTCAATTATAATAACTGGCAATTTTGGGAAAACTATGCGCCACCATTATATTTTGGTCAACAGAAAGTAACTTTTTGGGGTGAAGAAAAGTTAATTCTTGTAAATGAAGGGGTGACTGAATTAAATTTTGAGGTTGATGTTTATTCTGCATGGAAAGAATGGGTACAAGATCCAAATCAAACTAATGCTAAATGGCCAGAAGCAATATCAGGAGTTGGTGGTGACCCTCTTCCTGGCGATAGAACTCTTGGTACTACGTTCTTCCTAGAAAATGGTTGGCGGATGAGACCCTGGGAAGGCGACCATACTATTACCGTTACGGGAAACATCTTCACTCGTGAAGGTAGTCCTATTTTTGTTTCACCTGTAGATAAGTGGGCAATCACGATTAACTTAAATACGTCTACCTTGGTTGAAACCGCTGCTATTGCTCTTGGTCCTGCTGCTATTGATCAAATCGTAAACAGTGTATGGTCGGAAGAATTGTCAGGCACAGCAGCATCTTCAAGGCTAATTAATGTACCACAAGATGTTTGGCAATATATTATTGATACAAGTAGAAATCAATCCGCTGGTGATAAACTCAAAAAGATTGCAACAAAAACTCAAGATATCGCTTTTTCGTAAGAATTTAATTTTATAAATAATAGAAATAAATATTGGAGGATATATTATGTCAGATACTGATACAATTAGAGATGCTATTACTAATCTACAGAATGGTGAATCACACTCTTTCAAAGATGCGATTAATTCTGTATTAATGAATAAAGCAATGGATGCTATTGAAGTTCAAAAAATTGGTGCAGGTCAATCTTTTTTTGCCGAACCAGAGATTGAAGTTACTCCAGAAGAAGATTTCGATTTAGAACCAGAGGAAGTAGCCGATGAAGAGGTTTAAAAACTTAGTTGAGTCTGTTGGCTCTCCTGCTAGCGACCAGAAACAAAAGAAAGACGATGAGAAAGAAGTGAAGGGGTATAAACCTCGTTCAAAAGGCGAAGAAGATTTCGCTAATTCTCATACAGTCGATAAGAAAGAACATCCCGTTGCTGAACCACATCAACACACTGGCGACCGCAAAGGTCCAAAGAGTGACTCTGGCGAAGACCATGACGGTCATGAAAAAGCAGGGCAGAAAGTCGATAAGACATACGCTAAGTTTATGAAGATGGGTGGTTATGGTGGTTCATCTAAACGTGCTGCTGATAAGTCTGATGGCGACACTAAAATGCCAAAGATTAAAGAAGAAGTTGAGTTTGTTGATGAAGCGTTCAAAAAAGGTTCATTAAAACTCAAGTCTGGTGAAACAGTAAAAGTAAATGAATCAGATGCTCGTGCATTGAATGATGCTTTCGATCAACTAAATCCTTCTAATAAAAAACGAATGGAAGCCGAAGCAATGAAAGACAAGCAGTCTTTTGAAGCGATGGTAAAATTCGCTAAGAGTGTTTGAGGGGTAAATCATGGCACAAGTAATCACAGTCAATCAAAATAAAGGCAGTAGAGGAACAGGTGTTGTCGTCGTTCGTTCAGATGCAACAGGGTTTCTAAGTTCAAACGGTGTTGTTGGAGTAAGTAAAGCAAACACAGCTGGTGAAACAATCAGTACAATGCATATCGCTGAAGTAGCCTGGAACTGTGCGTCTGGTGCTACTTGGACATTATCTCGTGGTAATGGTGTTGGCGCAAATACTGTTTGGGTCACACATGGTCTTAGTGGTTATCACGATTTCCAAGCAAACCAAATGCGTCTTGAAGCGCCAAACACATCTGCTTCTGCTAATGTAGTATTTACTCTTGCTGGTGGCGCGGGTAATATCATTCTTAAAATGCATAAGAATTCTGGAGAATAATCGATGAAACTTATCACCGAAATGGTAGAATCTGATGTAGAATTTGTCACCGAAGCAAAAGAAGACGGTGGTAAGAATTATTTCATTGAAGGTATTTTCATGCAGGGTAACGTCAAGAACCGTAATGGTCGGATGTATCCTATGGAAACATTAGAAAAAGAAGTCAATCGTTATAATAAAGAATACGTTGAACAGAACCGTGCATATGGTGAGTTAGGTCATCCCCAAGGTCCCACGATTAATCTTGAGCGTGTATCACACATGATTAAAGAATTAAATCGTAATGGTGATAATATTATGGGTAAAGCTAAGATTATGACCGAAACTCCATATGGTAAGATCGTTAAAAATCTTATGGATGAAGGTGCTAAACTTGGTGTATCTTCCCGTGGCATGGGCACACTCAAAAAAGATAAGAAGGGTGTCAATTTAGTTCAATCAGATTTTCAGTTAGCAACTGCTGCCGATATTGTGGCAGATCCATCTGCTCCTAATGCTTTCGTTGAGGGTGTGATGGAAGGTGTGGACTGGATTCAAGATATTAATGGAAATTGGGTTTCTCAGTATATCGAAGAAACTCAAAAAGAGATTCGAAAAGTTTCAAAAACTGAACTTGAAGAAGCAAAGGTAAATGCTTTCTTGAAGTTCTTGAAACAACTCTAAAAGATTATGATTTTATAAATAATAATAGAAACTGAATGTTTTTTAATAAGGAGAAAAACAGATGTCCGAACAAGACTTAGAAGTAATGGAGGACGTTGATGTCATTGAGACTCCTGAAGATGAGGATCTTTTAGAGTTCAAGGCTTCAATGGGTGATCCTTCTGAAGTTCCAGAGCCTGTTGCAAAATCTGGCAAAGGTGCAGTTACTAAAGGTGCCAAAGCTGGTCATGATGTAGAAGACAGTGCTACAACTGCTGTTAAACGCAAGCAACCAAAACCAGCAGAAATGAAAACAAAAGCTGGTATGATCAATGCAATGTATGGCGAGATGGCTAAGATGAAAAAAACTGATCTTCAAGCTATGTACAAAAAGATGCATGGCGAAGAAGTTGAGTTTGATGATGAAGTCATCGAAGAAGATGCCATCGAGTACAAACCACTTGCTAAAATTTCTGTAGAAGACATTGATCTTTCAGAAGATATGACAGCAATGTTCAAGGGTGCCGATCTAACTGAAGAAGCACAAGAAAAGATTCAAACAGTTTTTGAAGCCGCAGTTGTTTCAAAAGTTAACGAAATTGTCGAGAAATTTGCTATCGAAAGCGAATCTGATCTAGAAGTTACTTCTACACAATTAACAGAAGAACTTACAGAAAAGGTTGATGAGTATCTCGATTACGTTGTTCAAGAATGGGTCCAAGAAAACAAACTCGCCATCGAAAACGGTGTTAAAGCCGATATGGTTGAGTCCTTCCTCAAAGGTATGAAGGGTCTATTCGAAGAGCACTATGTTGACATTCCAGAAGAAAAAGTTGACGTAGTTGAAGAACTAATCGCCAAAGTTGACGAACTTGAAGGTAAACTCAATGAAGAGACTGACAAGAACGTTGAACTACTCGGCAAAGTTAAAGATTTTGAAAAAGAAACTGTCTTCGCAGAAAAAACAGGCGATCTTTCAGATACACAAGTTGAAAAACTTCGTGGTCTATCTGAAGGCATCGAATTCGTTTCCGAAGAAGACTTTTCAAAGAAAATTGACATGTTAAAGTCGCAATATTTTGATATTGATGAAGAAACCGTTTCGGTTGTTGTCGATGATGAGAAAGATCCTATTTCTCTTGAAGAAGAGGTTGCGGGTCCAACAGGTGCTATGGCAGTATACATGAACGCCATTTCAAAGTCTGCTAAAAAGTAACATTATTATAAATAATATGAAGGCTGATATTTTACAGTAAGGAGAAAACTCAAATGTTTCTATCTGAAGAACTAAACAAGAAGTGGCAGCCAGTCCTTGAGCATCCAGACCTAGAAGGTATTAAGGATCCTCATCGTCGTGCCGTCACAGCAACTCTACTAGAAAACCAAGAGAAGGCTTCACGTGAAGCTGCTCACGGTTCTGGTGGTTATCACGCACCAAGCCTACTCGGCGAAGCTGCTCCAACAAACGCATTTGGCGCTTCTGACTCACAGGGTACAGGTCCAATCGAAATCTTCGATCCAGTCCTTATCTCTCTCGTCCGTCGTTCCATGCCAAACCTAATCGCTTATGATGTTGCCGGCGTCCAGCCAATGACTGGTCCAACTGGTCTCATCTTTGCGATGCGTCCTCAGTACGCTACACAGGGTGGCGACGAAGCTCTATACAACGAAGCAGTATCCAGCTTCTCAGCAACTGCTAACAACTCTGTTGGTGGTGTTGCTTCAACTGGTGTTGATTCTGCTGGTGTACCAACAGCTGGTGCTGATCCAACTGCTCGTGCTTCTGGTTCTGGTTATACAGTTTCCCAGGGTATGTCAACAAGCACTGCTGAAGCTCTTGGTGATACCGATAACAACAGCTTCTCAGAAATGGCTTTCTCAATCGAGAAGGTTTCTGTTACTGCTAAGTCACGTGCACTCAAAGCTGAGTACACAATGGAACTAGCACAAGACCTTAAAGCAATCCATGGTCTTGACGCTGAAACAGAACTCAGCAATATTCTCTCCGCTGAGATTCTTGCTGAAATCAACCGCGAAGTTGTTCGTACAATCAACTACACTGCTACCGCTGGTGCAACAGAAAACACTGCTGTTTCCGGTACCTTCGACCTAGACGTTGACGCCAACGGTCGTTGGAGTGTTGAACGCTTCAAGGGTCTAATCTTCCAACTAGAGCGTGAAGCAAACGCCATTGCCAAAGCAACTCGTCGCGGCAAGGGTAACGTTCTAATCACTTCCTCTGATGTTGCTTCCGCACTTCAGATGGCTGGTGTTCTAGATTACACACCTGCTCTCAGCAACAACCTAAACGTTGACGATACAGGCAACACCTTCGCTGGTGTCATGAATGGTCGCATCAAGGTTTATGTTGATCCATACTTCGCCAGTGGTTCTGGTTCACAGTATGCCACAATGGGTTATAAGGGTTCAAGCGCATTTGACGCCGGTCTCTTCTATTGCCCATACGTTCCACTACAGATGGTTCGTGCAGTTGGTGAGAATACCTTCCAACCCAAAATCGGATTTAAGACGCGTTATGGGATGGTTGCTAACCCATTCGCTACAACTGCTGCAGACGGTGCGATTGCTTTCGCTAAGAAAAATATATATTATCGTCTAATCAAAATCGACAACTTAATGTAAGAATAACAATAAAGTTGTTAGACTTAGAGGGGAGCTTCGGCTCCCCTCTTTTTTTGTTCTCTGCGTAATGCTGCCTGACGAAGTTTTTCACGCACTTCAGGTCTCTTGGCAGGATTATCTGTCAGCATTCTTTGACGACATTTATCTTTAAATTCATCAGATAATGTATAACCACCACTATTATGATTAGTCTGGTTTAACGCAGCTTGTCGACATATTTCTTTAGTTTCATATGAATGTTTATGTCCAACACGGTGTTGATTTCCCATTTTCGATTTGCTCATTTTTTCACGAGTTTTTTTTGTTGGGTTCTTCTTACTTTTACTAATTTTTTGTTTGTGTTCTTCGGAAAGTTTTTTACCCAAGTTAGCCAACCGTCTTGCTTCTTGTTGTGCTTCATAGTTATCAATTTGACCACTCAGCATCTGCCAAGCAATCTTATCCTGCCATCGACCATACATCTTCCATAATGCACGGTGAGCAATTGCATGGTCAAGAATAGTAAGTTCTACGAGATTTTCTGGTTCATCTGTTCCACCTGCATGACGTGGAACTATATGATGTTTGTGTAAATAAATATCCATAGCTGAGGATACTCCCTGTTTTTATTCCTTAGAGTCGGTAGAGACGCCACATCTCGTGACCGACACTTTTATTTATAATAACAGACAGTTTTTTTGATTTTTTTTGGCGAAGATTAGTCGTTTTTAGAAATACTCTTATAAATGTCTTTGTAGTGGTTTGATGACTAATCTTATCAGTCATTACATGAAGTTTTATAAATAATGTTATGGGAATATGGATACGTAAACACATAGTCACCGTTGATGTATTATATTACATGCCAGATTATTCTGACATCATTCAGGAGTTCGTTTGGCAGACGAAAGATATTACGCCTGAGTTGCCAAAGGTTCATAACTTTTTAAATTATTGGAAAAATAATATTGAAGCAGTAATCAAAGAAGTTAATGTAAGTTATGGCGAGAAGAATGATTATAGATTTGCAGATTTGATAAAGGATACGACATGGCATTGATTCCAAAAACTGGTGTGAATATTTTAGAAGAGTCACCTCTTACACAGAATATCAATTTCTTATCACCATTAGGATTTCGATTTCAGTTAAATCGTGCTCCTAATGTAGAATACTTTTGTCAGTCTGCTACACTGCCAACTATCTCTGTTCAAGAGATTTTACAACCAAATCCATTAGCACAGATTCCACGACCAGGCGATAGAATCACATACGAACCATTTATGTTAAGATTTCGTGTTGATGAGAATATGACTAACTATCTTGAGATTCATGACTGGCTTGTTGGTATTGGTCATCCAAACGATCTAAAACAATATCGTGATCTAAAACAGGGTACTGGTGTTTATTCTGATGGATCGATTTTGATTCTTTCTTCTAATAACAATCCAAAGATTCGTATCGCTTTTGAAGATATGTTCCCTCTATCATTATCACCACTTTCGTTTGATGTTACACAATCTGATGTTGAATATCTAGAAGCCGAAGTGGTTTTCCGATATCGTCAGTTCACTGTAGAAAATCTATAAAATCTATTGACATTTTTAAAAACTACGTTATAATAGTGCTTGTAGCGCTTTTATGAATAGTTTTAATCATTTGAAAGGTATATTAATGAAGATTGATGGTATTATATCTATGTGGCAAGAAGATAGTAAGATTGATGAAACTGAACTATCTCGTGAAAGTTTAAACATTCCACTTCTTCATAGTAAGTATTTACGATATTTCTCAGAAGAGAGATTAAAACTCCGTGCTTTGAAGATGAAGCAGAAACATTTGCATCAACGGCTAATGGATTACTATCGTGGTGATCTAAACAATCCTGAAGATTTAGCAGAGATTGGTCGTGAACCATATCCCCATAAAAGATTAAAACAAGAGGTATCATATTACGTTGAAAGTGACGAGGATATGGTACAAATAAATACAAAGATAGCATATCAACAAGAAATGGTAGATGTGCTTGAAGAGATTCTAAAAAGTATTAACACTCGTGG